ATTTGTTTTGCACAGCGTTTGCGAATGCTATTGCGAGGGCGAGAAATGGCTGCGCCTTATCAGCAAGACTGGAAAGTGGAAGTGGGAAGCAAGAATGAAGGCGCAATTAAAACACCCAGAGACTGGAGAACCATACTATAAATGTTTTCAAAACCGATGCAAGAACTGTCAGAATTCAGACTTCAATCACAGTGTTTCCTTTACCACTGGAATAACTACCCCGAAGAGCGGGGCCGGTTATTTGCAGTAAACAACAACAGCGACAACAAGGTCAGAGCCGTTATGAATCAGTCAATGGGCGTTGTGGCCGGCGTTGCAGATATGATGTATCTGAGCGACAATGGCTTGATCGCTATTGAGTTTAAGACGGTCATCGGGAGGCAGCAGCCCAGGCAAAAGCAATGGCAGGAAACAATCGAAGCTGCAGGATACAAGTACTACATAGTTCGATCACTCAACGAATTTCTTAAAGCTATAAACAAACCAACCAATGACCAAACAACAACGTGAATTCTACTACTACGCCGAACAAGTGACCAAGCACACTAAGATCGGATTGCGTCAGATGCAAAGCCAAGACCGCCACCGCGACATCACCGAATCGCGCCAGTGCCTGATGTACCTGCTTAAGTTCAAGATGAAGCTGACGCTGATGGAGGCGGGCGAACTGATGCGCCGCCACTACTCAACGGTGCAACATGCGCTTCAAGTCATCCAAGACATCCAGCGTTATCAGGGCAAGTACCTGTGGCTCGACAAAGTGAGGCCGTACCAGAACCACAACATCAGACCAAAAGATACTATGTATATTTGCGACCAATGTGGAGGCACGCACAATCATACTAACGCTTTACACGAGCGGCAAGCTGCGGCAGATAGCACGCCAGCTGGCTACGCCTGACCTTGCGCCAGACCTTGAACATGAACTCGTCATCAGACTCTATGAAAAGCCAGCCGAAAAGATCGAAGCCATGCACGCCGGAGGCTACCTCAAATTCTACATCGTGCGAATGGCTATCAACCTTTACCGAAGTCGAAACTCTAAATTTCAACGCGACTTCCGACACAATGAACTGCGTGAAGAAATCGCCGATCAGCAGCTGGAGGCAGCTGATGAGCCGTATGATGCAAGGCCTGATGCAATATTTAACCGGGCGCTCGAAGTCATGGATGGCTGGGCAAAAGCCGGCGCTTACCCGTACGACAAGCAGCTATTCCTCCTTTGGCTCGATTTGGGTAACAAGAAACTCATCGAGCGACTCACCAAGATACCTTGGCGATCAATTTCGTACACAATCAACAACTGCAAACAACGACTAAAACATGAACTTGGATCTGATTACTATATTGCTTTTGGCCACTATGACTTCCTTGGCGATGAACCGCTATAACGTCCTGCCAGCGTGGTACTACCGCTACGCGAGGTGCAAGCCGCTGACCTGCCTAACCTGTCTTGCGTTTTGGTGGGGCGTAGTTCTGACCATCACAACCTCCAGCCTTCCTTGGCTGCTTGCCATACCGGTTGGCCTATCCGCTGCCGGTCTGACGGTGCTGACCATTAAACTTTCGGAGAAATGACACTTGACGAAGCGATGCAGGTGCTTTCGGTGAAGCACAAGCTCGACGGCTACTACGCCTCGCAGACGATGTCGCTCTCACCGGGCGAGGTGTCGATGCTGGAGAACGTCGCCAACGCCAACGGCTACGGACGGACGAACTGGTGGTGTGGATCATGCGCCGTTTCGCGGCTGCAGGAGATGATGGCAGCCGCAATGGACGCTCGCGCACGATTTGCGACTGAATGATATTTATAGATATGACACACCAACCCGACATCACAATCGAACAGGACGCGCGAGCATTGGACTGGCAGGATCGTGGACATTTGTTGACAAACCTGTCAAACGTCCTCGATTCGCTCGAAGACAGTACAGCACCCAACGCGATGCACGCCAAGGTCGCGGTCATAGAAAAGATCATTGACATCGTTACAAACATGGAGGCATGAAGAAGGTAGCCATTGGCGAGTTGAAGCCGAACCCGAACAACCCGCGCATTATCAAGGACGACAAGTTCAAGAAGCTGGTGCAAAGCATTAAAGACCTTCCCGAGATGGCCGAGGTGCGGCCAATCGTAGTCAACACGGATATGGTCGTGCTGGGTGGCAATATGCGGTTGAAGGCAATGCGCGAAGCAGGATGGAAGGAAGTGCCGATTGAAGTGGTGGATTGGGATGAGGATAAGCAACGGCAGTTCATCATCAAAGACAACGTCAGCGGCGGCGAATGGGATTGGGAGATGCTGGCAAATCAGTGGGATGCGGATGAACTAAACGAGTGGGGTCTTGACCTTCCCGAGTTTGAGCAGGCGCAGGAATTGGAAGCGGAGGAGGATGACTTTGAAATGCCTGAAGAAGTGCAGACTGACATCGTACTGGGTGACCTGTTCGAGATTGGTGAGCATCGGCTGTTGTGTGGGGATTCAACCGATAGCGATGCCGTTGCGAAGTTGATGGATGGGAAGAAGGCGGATATGGCATTCACTAGTCCGCCATACAATGCTGGTAAAAGCGAATTATTGAGCGGAAACACTCACACAACCGACAACAAATACAATGAATACAACGACAATCAATCACAAAAAGATTATTTAGAATTATTGATTGGATTTACAAATAATGCTTTATTAAATTCAGAGTACTTGATATGCAATATTCAAAGTTTGGCAGGTAATAAGTTGGCGTTAATAGAATATTTGCATCAATATAAAAACAATTTTATAGATGTTGCAATTTGGGATAAAGGACACGGTGCTCCTGCAATGGCAAAAAATGTAATGACAAGTGCTTGGGAATATATGTTTTTTATATCTTCAAAAGAAAATGCAAGCAGAGCAATACCTAACGCAAATTTTAGAGGAACAGTCTCCAATATATATCGAGGAAAACCAAATCGAAACAACGAGTTTTCAAACGTACACGCCGCAACTTTTCCGATTGATTTACCTGAATGGGCATTGCAGTTTACAAAACACGGTAATATTGTTCTTGAACAATTTCTTGGAACAGGCACCACAATGGTAGCCGCGCACCAACTAAACCGCAAATGCTACGGAATGGAACTTGACCCGAAGTACTGCCAAGTGATAATTGACCGTATGCTTAAACTTGACCCGACCCTGACCATCACCCGAAACGGACAGCCGTACAAAACAGCCGACTAACAGCCGTGAGCAACCCGATACCAAATAACAAGCCATTTGAAAAAGGGCAGTCAGGCAACCCCAACGGAAGGCCGCGTAAGTACGTGACCCTGCTGGTTGACCAAGGCTACAAGCGTTCCGAAATCAACGACACGATTCAGAATATGATGGCGATGACCGTGGACGAATTGAAGCAGGTGTGGGACAACCCAAAGGCTACGATATTGGAGAAGACCATCGCATCGGCAATGCGCAAGTCAATCGAGAAGGGAACGCTGTACAGCCTTGAAACCTTGCTGTCGCGGGTGTACGGATTGCCGAAGCAGGAGGTGGAAAGCATTGTACACATCGAACAGCCGCTATTCAATGACTGAACTAATACACGGCGACTGCATCGAGGTCTTGCGTGCTATGCCTGATTGCAGCGTTGACGCTGTTGTTACTGATCCGCCGTATGGCCTGTCGTTCATGGGTAAGAAGTGGGACTACGATGTGCCGGGTGTCGAGGTGTGGGCGGAGTGCCTTCGGGTGTTGAAGCCCGGTGGTCACTTGCTGGCCTTTGCGGGGACGAGGACGCAGCATAGAATGGCGGTGCGGATTGAGGATGCGGGGTTTGAGATAAGGGATATGATTGCTTGGGTGTACGGGTCGGGGTTTCCGAAGTCGTTGGATGTGAGCAAGGCGATTGATAAGATGGATGCAGCGCAAGAGCAACAGGCGAGGCGATACCGATTCACGGAGTGGGTCAGGTCAACGGGTATCACATCAAAGCAGATTGACGAGGCAACCCAAACAAATATGGGTGGGCATTACACTACGGCAGCAAGTCAACCAGCAATAATGACCCGTGAGCATTTGGAGGCTTGCCGTCATTTGCTTGGCGAGATTCCTGAATGGGTGGAACGTGAGGCAGACATTCGAAGCGTTGAGAGCAAGAACTTTGCCGAGCGGGAGGTGATTGGTAAGATGGAGAATCCTGCATCATCAATTTATTCGCAATCCGAAAATGAAATGTCAAGAGATGTGCCAATAACCGCCCCCGCCACCCCCGAAGCGAAGCAATGGGAAGGCTGGGGTACTGCGCTCAAACCCGCACTTGAACCGATAACGGTGGCACGCAAGCCGCTGATTGGCACGGTAGCGGAGAACGTCCTGCAACACGGCACGGGTGCGATTAACGTGGATGGGTGTAGGGTGGGGGAACGCTGGCCTGCCAACTTCATTCACGATGGAAGTGAGGAGGTGGTGGCGTTGTTTCCGTACAGCAAAAGCGTAGGTGGTGACGGCTATAAAAACAGCATGTTTGCTGGTGGAAAGAAAACAGGCGGGCATGGACTTGGGGACGCAGGCAGCGCCGCCCGCTTCTTCTACTGCGCCAAGGCGAGCAAGGCGGATAGGGATGCGGGGCTTGACAGTATCGAGATAATTAGTATATTTGCAGCATGGGAAAAAGAGGACCTGCAAGTACGGCTGTTGGTGGATACGGCAACATCACCGCCAAGGGTTACCGTCGAATCTACTGTGCAACACAAAAACGCGCCCGAATGGAGCACGTTGTTGTTTGGGAATCAGTTTATGGAGAGATTTCAGATGGCTACCAAATACACCACATCAACGGAGATAAGCTCGACAATCGAATCGAGAACCTTACGTGCATTAGCGCACTGCATCACAAGCGGATACATTCCGGGTGTGAGTTGCGTCCAGACGGATGGTACAAACCCTGCCGTAAGTGCGGCAACGTCGAACACGTTGACAATTACTATCGACGAAGCGACGGCATCAGCCCTTGGTGCAAACCCTGCGCAATCTCAAATGCAGTTCAGAATAAGCGCAAGCGACGGGCGCAACATTCATAGCACAGTTAAACCTACCGACCTCATGCGCTACCTCTGCCGCCTCGTGACACCGCCTAACGGCATAGTCCTCGATCCGTTCATGGGTTCAGGAAGCACAGGCAAAGCGGCGGCACTCGAAGGCTTTAGCTTCATCGGCATTGAACGCGAGGCCGAGTACGTCGCAATAGCACAGGCACGCATCAACCACGTCACCAATGACTGACGCAATCACCGAGGCCGTTGTTGCCCAACTTAGGACAAGAGCGGAGGCGGGCAAAAAGAAGTACGGCACTACGATGGAGCGCGATGACCTGACGCTGATGCAGTGGTTGCAGCACTTGCAGGAGGAGTTGATGGATGCGGCGGTCTACGTCGAGAAGCTGAAGGGGGAAATTGGGGAGAAGTAGTGTATATTTGTGTAAATAGTCAGGTGGCGTAATGGTAACCACGGGCTCGAAAGGGCCTGCAAATACAGGTTCGAGTCCTGTCCTGACTACAAGGCTATGTGGTGGAAAGGCACACACACCCCAATGGCGGGGTTTATTGCAGGTTCAAATCCTGCCATGGCCACAAAACCATTTCGTTGACGTCAACAAAATGATATTAGAAAAAACCGAAGTAGTTTAAGTGGTAAAACGACAATTAGGGAGTGCGCACCCCGACCGTAAACAGAAGTTGTAAATGTGGGTTCGACTCCCACCTCGGTAACAAATGAGCTTTAAGTACACCACCGCGATAAAGCGCATCAGGCGGATGACTGCCCGCAAGAAAGTCATCCAAGGCGGCACAAGTGCTGGAAAAACATACGCGATCCTCGCAGTGCTGATCCACATAGCTGCCAAGGCCAAGACCGAGATCAGCGTCGTATCTGAATCAATCCCACACCTACGACGTGGCGCTATGAAGGACTTCGGCAAGGTCATGCAGTGGACGAACCGCTGGCGCGACGAAGGCTGGAACAAGACGCTGCTGACCTACACGTTTGCGAATGGCAGCACGATTGAGTTTTTCAGTGCTGATCAGGAGGCGAAGCTACGCGGCGCACGGCGGCAGGTGCTATACATCAACGAGGCCAACAACATCGACTTCGAGGCGTACCATCAGCTGGCAATCCGAACGAGCGAAGCCATCTACATCGACTTCAACCCGGTGTCGGAGTTCTGGGCGCACACGGAGGTCTTAGCCGAGCAAGACAGTGAGTTGCTGGTGCTGACATACCGCGACAACGAGGCACTGCCGGCGACGATCCGCGACGACATCGAAGCGGCGCAGGTCAAGGCGGCGACATCGACGTACTGGGCGAACTGGTGGAAGGTCTACGGCTTGGGTGAGGTCGGATCACTGCAGGGCGTGGTCTTTGACGATTGGCAGCAGGTCGACGGCATCGACTTCGCTGGTGACAAGCTGGTCGCCATCGGCTTGGACTGGGGATACACGAATGACCCTACGGCGGTGGTGGCCGTTTACAAGCGTGGCAGTGCAGTGCTGGTTCATGAGCTGATGTACAGCACAGGCTTGACCAATCAAGACATCGCTGAACATTTACGGAAGTTGGGCATCGGCAGGTCGTGGCCGATCATCGC